CCGAGGCTGACCGCATCCAATACACCCAAGCTGGCGCCACCCGCGAAGCCAAGATCATCGCCATCACCAGCTACCGAGGCGACAACCCAGTCCTCCACACCCTCATAGCGAGGCCGCAGTAATGGCGCGACGCATTGGTAGAGCTAGAAATGACATCCGCAACCTCGGCCCCGACGCACTGAATGCAATTAACCAGGCTTGCAGGCACGCTGCGGTCGAAATAATGAACGACCTCGGCCGCTTAGGTCCGGCCTACACCGGTAATTTTCGCGACAGTTGGATTGCTATTCCAGTCGGTAAGGGTGCTTCTGGCACGGCAGGCGGCGACTACCCATACCAGATTTCAGACGTACCCAACCTTTCGTTGACCCGCCGCGAAGTCGGACGTGTCACGAAATTCACCATCGAAAACACGCAACCATACGCCGCGTATGCACTAGATCTACAAGAGGGACGTTTCTACCCACCCGACGAGTTTGGTCCTATTAAAAAGCCGGTAAACGAAGGTAATCGTGCGCCTGGATTAACAAAACGGGGTGATGTTACAACGGGTGACGGAGAAGCAAAAAGCACCGCCAAACTGGACTGGTATGTAACTTACACAGAAGGAGGCGGTATGCAGAAAGCATTAGCTGCCGGCGTCAAACTCGGGTTCAAAGCATGAACTACCAAGCAATTCGGGCATCAATCGAAAACCCGCTGCTAGCAGCATTTGGCGCACTGGTGCCTGCTGTTCCGGTCTTTTTTGACAACATCACAGCGGTTCCAGCAAACACGACCACGGAGTACGTCCGAGTCAACATCACGTTCGGTATTACAAATGAACCCACGCTAACCAGCAGTGTGGACAATGCCCGTGGTGCCCTCATCATCCGCATTTTTACGGAAAAAGGACGAGGTCCCGCTCGTAATCAAACGTTGTTGACGACCGCCGTCAATGTGCTCGAAACACTGAACAGCACCGCCAAACCAGCCACTGGAACATTTATGCGTCTCGGTGAAATCAACGGACCCACATTTTCTTCTACTGAAGAAAGCCCCCATTTCGTGGGTCGAATTGACACCAGTTGGGTGGCAACAGTCCTCAGCTAAAGACTGTTGCTATTCTGTTATAAGCCGGGCAGTGCCCGCCCCACTGTCCATCCCTTTGGTAAGTCCTTATGGCCACCACTGTTCTGTCCGGCACGTCCGGCGCTCTGTATTACAAGCCCGCCGGCACTACCGGTGGTTTCGGTGAAGCTGGCGTCAACGTCGGCACTGACACCATCACGATCGAGCCCTACCTTAATTTGAAGGCTGGTGATCCGGTTGTTTTCAGCATCGTCAACACCCAAACAGGCGGCGCCGGCTCCGGCACCTTGCCTGCTGGTATCGCGGCTGCTACCACCTACTTTGTACTGACCTACACCGCCGCCACTGGTGCGCTGACCGTATCAGCAACGCTTGGCGGCAGCATTCTTAACATTACCGATGACGGCACCGCTGTCGCCCCGAACGAGTTCCAGGTTGCCTATGCAGCCTTTGCTGCAGTAGGCCAGGTCCGCGACTGGAGCTTTGAGATCACCCGCGCCGAGATCGACGTCACCACGATCGGTCAAACCCCCGGCCAGTATGTGCCCTTCCGTAACTTCATCGCCGGTTTTGCCGATGGCTCTGGCACCGCCACGGTCTACATGACCAACGAGGACGCCGCGCTATCCAACCGGATGATCGAGGACGTGCTCCAGCGTCAGCAAACCGGCGCCGCCTTCAAGCTGTACACCGATCAGGTGTTTAGTGGTGGCACGCTGAGCGAATCGCTTAGCCGTTCGATCGCCTTCGATGCAGTGCTGACCTCGGCCAGCCTGAACATCAACCCGGACGACGCCCAATCGGTGACTGTCAACTTCCGCCCCTCGGCGACCCCCACCTTCGACTTCGCCAAGTCCTGATAACCTCTGGGTTGTCCCCCACCCGCCCCACCACACGGTGGGGCTTTTTCATGGTTACTGCGTTACACTAGAACGTAAATCAACAAGGTTTTATGCCTGCTTCAACTCCCATTCGGGCCATTGACCGCCTCCGTAAGGCCGCCAACCTGGAACCCACCAAAAAGAACGTGGAGCTATCCGATGGCAGCACGTTTGAGATGTGGGTCAGCCCACTAACGATGGCCGAGCGTGAACGCGCCCAAAAGCAGGCCAAGTCTGACGATGCCAACGCCTTCGCCCTCCAGCTGCTGATTACCAAGGCACTGGACGAAAACGGCGCCAAGCTGTTCGCCCCTGGCGAGATCGACGTCCTGAAGAACGAAGTCAAGGACAAGGACCTCCAGACGCTGATGCTAGCGATCCTGACCGACGATTCCGAGCCTATGGACCCAAAGCCCTAGCCGCCGACCTCCGAAAGGACAACTGGCTTCTGCTCCAGTTCGGCATCGCCAAAGAACTCGGCCTTACCCTCCAACAAGTCCGCACCACGATGACCGCCGAGGAGGCCCTCGGCTGGAGCGCCTACTTCCAGATCCTCAACGAGGACCAGCAAAAGGAAATCGACAAAGCCAAACGCCGCCGCTAACCCCGGCGGCTTTTTTGCTGTGTAAACTGAAGTACCAGAAGCTGTCATTACCGCAGTGGCTAGTTACAACGCCGCAATCAATATCGTTGTAAGCGGCCAACAGCGCTTAGATTACGTTCTCAATTCTGTAAAAAAACTTAATGCAATTACAGCTAAATTAAAACCTATAAATTTATTAGCCCCTGGCGCGGGGGGCGGCGGTGATGCAATCAGAGTCGCCAAAAAACAACTAGATGATTTTGCAAGAGCTGTTGTAAATTTTCAGCCGCAAGGAATACAGAAGCAAGCCAAAGAACTTAGTAAAACAATGGCCGGTGCAGCCGCTCAAGCGTCTGCTCTCACCACAGCTCTTGCGAATGTAGGTTTGAAGTCTGGCGGATTCAAAGAACAAGCAGCGGAAGTAAAAAACTATGCTTTGGCTTTAGACACAGCCGCCCGAAATGTAGCCCGTTTGAATGCCATCGGTCAAACTGTTCAAAGAGGTGCTCGCGTTCAAAATATCGCAACCCGCTTTAATGTCAGTCCTGAACAGGTTGAGCAAAGGCTCGCCAACATGCGTGAAGCAGCGGCCAAGCGACAGGCACAGCTAGACGAGGCAAAACGGCGGCGCGATTTACAGAAACTTCTTCTGCTGAAACGTGAAGAAGATTTTGAACTTCGCTTAGCGCGTATTCGAGAACGTAACGCACAGGCAGAAGCCAAAAGAAAAAGACAAACTGCAGGTGTTAGTGATGCTATAATCGGGGGTGCTTTTCCTTTGCTTTTTGGACAAGGCTTGGGTGCATCACTAGGTGGCGCACTGGGCGGTGGAATAGGCGCCCGAGTAGGCGGAGGTAAAGGCGGTTTTGGGGGTTCTTTGCTTGGTACTATTGTTGGACAAGCTACTATTGATTTCGCTATAAATAGTGCGCTCAAATTAGGCAAAGCTCTAGAAGCACCTACAACAAACATCGAACAACTTATCGAACTTCTTGGTATTGCTGGTACAGGGCTCAAATCCAACATAAGAGTTCTACAGGAACTGGGCCTAACCTCTACCGCAAGTTCACTAGCCCTAGCAAAATTAGAGGCTACTTTAGGCGCAGAAGGTTTTAAAAACGCCGAGGAATTTAGTAAAGATGGGCAAAATCTTGCTAACGCATTTAGTCGTTTACAGTTAGCGGTGGCTAATTTGGCTAACGGCGCACTACCGGGCATACTTGATTTTCTTACAAATGCTATAAAATTAGCCGCTAATGCAGGTTTACCCAAAGGCGGTTCCCTGGGTAGGGTCGCCGGCGTAGCCTCAGCAACAACACAAAAAACTGCAGGTCAGCTACGCGCCGAAAACTTTATCGGGCCTGTACCTGATGTGGATCTCACATTAGAGCGGGCCGCCCAGAAAGCTATTACACAAGAAAAACAACGACAAATAACTCTCGCCGCAGCGCAAAAAAACCTAGAAGAAAGTAGGTTAAGTTTGACCCGGGTAGACCTGGCGGCTGAACAGGGGCGTATAGCCGTTCTCCAAATTCAGAATGATTTAACACGTAAACAACTAGAACTTAGTAAAGAAACAGAAGCAACTAAAAGAAGTCTTCTCGACCTAGATATTAAGTTGTTGCAACAGCAGAAAGCTCAAGCGGAGGCCGCCCAACGTAACGCTGTTATCGAGGCGCAGCGTGCCGTGATGCGTCAACTAGGCGGATTGATGATTGAGCAGACTGAACTGGAAAATCAGTTGTACGTACTCCGCAGCGAAAGCGCAAAACTTCTACAAGGCGAAGCAATAGGCTTAGCAAGTCAGCTCAACAACATAGAGCAGCGTTATCAAAATGAAATAGACATTTTAGCTGTACGAAGAGATCTAGAAAGGTTGGGTATAAATGAAGCTGAAGTTTTACAAGAAATAAATACAAAGTACGACGGGTTAACGGCTGTTGTGAAGCAACGCCTTAAAAACGAAACAGAAACACTGCTACAACAGCAGGCTCAATACAACCTCACTCAACTGCAAATCAAACAACAGCGAGAGCTAGCAAACCTGGAAACAAGCGGGCGTTTCCAGCTGGAATTGCAGCGCATCCAATCTTTCCAAGATCCCACCGGCTTCGGTTTCTTCGGTGACGCCCTCCTAAACCAGAAGCTAGCTCTAGAGGAGTACAACGTTACTTTGAGTAACTATGACGCACAGCTGCTGGCTTTAGAAGACCGCATGGCTGTGCCGGGCTTGAACCCCGATGTCTTGCTTGGTTTAACCCAGCAATCCGATGCTCTCAAAGATCAAATAGCTCTGTACAAAGAATACCAACCAGCAATTATTCAGGCCAGGCTTGAACAAGAAAAGTTTAATACTATTTTTAACGCAACTAAAACTGCTGTAGATAGCCTTGCTGATGGACTTGTCGGGGTAGTGTCCGGCACCATGACAGCACAAGAAGCCTTTGCCTCCTTCCTGAGGACCATAGGAGAAATGCTGGCAGAAGAAGGAAAGAAAATGATCGCTCAATATATTGCTATAGGCATCGCCAGAATATTTGCCGGGTTTGGTGGCTTTAGTCCACTTAGCAATGCTCAGGCGACAAGTTTCAATTTTAATCCAGGGGCAATGACTGGCAGTCTTACTCCAGGTGGTTTATTTGCCGAGGGAGGCACCTTCTCTCAGAACGGCATTGTCCCTTACGCCAGTGGCGGTGTCGTCAGCTCGCCCACGTTGTTCAAGTTTGCCGATGGTGGTGCCACCCGCACCGGCCTCATGGGCGAAGCTGGCCCCGAGGCGATCATGCCGCTCAAGCGCGGCAGCGATGGCAGCCTTGGGGTACAAGCCACTGGCCTACGCGAAGCTATGAATCAGAACCGCGCAGCCGGCGGCGGCACCCCCGTGCTCAACATGAGCTTCCAGTCCACTAATATCGGTGGCGTCGAGTACGTCAGCCGCGATCAACTGGAAGCGGCAATGGCACAAACCCGCCGTCAGGCCTCTCGCGATGGCGCCCAACGTGGCATGACCATGACTCTCGACCGCATCCAGAACAGCAGCTCCACACGCCGTAGGATTGGGGTGTAATGGCTGACTTTCCTGCACTGAAGCCAACGGCCCGCAGCTTCCAGCTCGGCCAGTATCCGATCAAAACGTATCGGGCGATGTCTGGCGCGGTAGTACGCCGCAGCTTTGGCAACAAGCCGTTTGGCTACACATTGGAGCTGGAGTTTGCCAATGTTCCAGAAGCCACCGTAAATGACATCTGCGATCACTACAACGATCAAAGTGGCGGCACCTCGGGCTTCACAGTGCCGGCAGAAGTGTTTGCTGGTTACACCAGCACGCTCCAAGGCAAGGTACGCGAGCCCGACGGCATCGAGTGGCTTTACGCCGAGCCGCCAAGTGTCACCAGCGTGATCAAAGACATCAGCAGCGTCACCGTCAGGCTGGTGGGTGAAATCAAATGAGCGAGATTCGCATCGCGCAGTATTTCGATATTAGGCCTGCCAGCGGTGGGCAGCGTCGGTTCCAAAACTACTTCGTTGGTCAAACGAAGAGTCTCGATGACGTTCAATATGACTTTGCACCATTTCGCGCCGATGGCAGTGTTGCCAATCTCAACGGTGACAATGCTGTTGTCCGTGTGCTGTTCCCGGCCACGGAGTTCAGCATCAAGCTGGTGGAGGAGGGTGACGGCAACCGGCTAAGCGAGTTGACACTAACGACGCAATGGCTTAACGCCGCCGAGGCCATGGTTCGCTCCTACGTCGAGTATTACGTCGGCATCGGTGCCAGTTTCAGCGAAACCACGGTTGAACTACGGTTCCGCACCGCCATGGATTCTGTCGGCGCACAGTTCCCAGCACGCATCTTGACCCGTAGTCTTGTGGGATTGCTTCCCCTTAACTCAGATATTGTGCTGCAATGATCAACACCAACGAGTTCATCGGTCTTCGACGCGCTTGGGGCGCATTTCCAGGCGATGGCTCCGGGACGGTGGATTGCTGTTTACTGGCTGCCGAGATCCATAAACGCCTTGGCTACTACGATTACACGCCCGATATCCTTAAGTATTTTCAAGAGTTTACCGATAGCACGTTTCCGCCCAGCATGATTCCCCGCTGGCTGCTGCAAAACGCAGATCGAATTAAGTCACCTCGTCTTCATGCGATTGTCTTGATGCGAGGCAAAGGCATGGGAGCTTTAGGAACAGTGCTCGAAGGTGGGCAGATGTTATACATCTCTGCTAGAGCAGGTGTTGTTTTGGCGCCTATTGTAAACCAAGCGCAGCACTTTTTCTGGTTACGCAAATGACCCGCAAACTACTGCCTTACGAATACGACCTAATCGAAGCGCTAGGCGTTACGAAGGATGAGTATCTGGATTTTGTAGCACAGCAGCATGTCTATAAAGACCCAAAAGAAGGCACGGCGCTTGATATTCGCAACAGCGAGGCTGTCGTCGCCTTGGTGCTGTCAATCGTCGGCGCCTTGTTCCAAGTGGCGTCAATTCTGCTGGCACCAAAGCCGCCTGACACGGAAGGCGCTGCTCAAACCCGCGACCAGCGTGTTGGCCGCCGGACGGGGTTCAACGGTACACAGGAACTCGCTAACTATGGCGATGCCGTACCGCTGGTCTATACCAACACTGAAACCAACGACTACGGTGGCGTGCGTGTGTCAACGCTGCTGCTATGGAGCGCTGTGCTGAGCTTCGGCAACCATCAGTTTATGCGGCTGATGATGACGATTGGCGCTTCCAGCATCGGATCTATCGACCCCGAGCGCACCGCCATCGGCCAGTTCCCGGCACGCGACTTGGTGCTTAGCAACGTATGGCAGTATTTCAACCCCGATGGCCCAACGCGCTACAAAAATCTGTTGAAAGTCGGAACGCTTGATGCAGAAGATCCGACGAAAGATAAAAGCAACGACACCACCGCACGAATTGCCTTTGGCGATGATTTAAGTAGCCAGCAAGGTTTCAGCCAAGCATTTTCACCGACAACTAGCGACAAGGTAGGCGTAACTGGCTTTATTCCAGTTAATGCAGAGGTAATGATTTTGACGCCTAAGGGTGAGCGCAAGCGCAAATTAGTTGACGTGGAGTTGACAGGACGTGGAGATTTCTGGGGCAACAATCTTAACCGCCCAATTGTGCCGGTGGGGACGGCATTAAAGCTGATAATTGGCGACACCAGTAAAGCGCTTTTGTCAGATAACACCGCCGGCATTGCAGCGCAGGATGCTCAACGCGCTGCATCATCCCTCGTGGATAATGGTGCACTGTTCAAGGCTGGTTCAGCCAAATTTCGCGTGCGCGGCGCTAAGTACGACGGCGACGGCAACATTGAAGATTCAAAGCTAACCGTTAATCTTGTATGCATACAAGAAGGCAAGATGCCGCGACTACAATACAACATTCGCCACTGGCTAGAAACCGGCGGGACGGAGCAACAAAAAATAAATAAAGAGATTGAAGAATTAGAGGAAAAAATAGACGACAATAAGTCTGCCATTGAAAGGAGGCGTGAAACACTAGACAGAGGATTTAAACTAATTTCAACCCCATCTGGTGAGAATAAATTTACGCAAAAAAAACTAACTGACAAAGACCGCGCTCAAATAAAAAAAGAAATTGAAGAGCTTGAAAACAAAAATACCAAATTAACGGGGCAAATAGAAGACCTCATAGCGGATAGTGCTGTGGTTGCAGTTGCACCTTTTCACACCAAAGGCTTTGCCCGCATCGAAGAGGCTGCTTACGCCAGCGTTACCAAGTGCAACGTGCTGGATCTGGCGCTGCGTTTTCAGGTGTATCGCCGCCTTAGTGGTCGCAGCAATGTCTACGGCAGCAAGCAAAGAGATTACGGACACAGCCCCTCGGACAACGGCGCCAAGGCACGCACTGCCATGTTTGTCGTTTACTACACCTTGAACAGTGACAAAGAAAACTACATCCCTTACATCTTCTGTTGCCGTGGCTTTAACGAGCAAGATGTATTCACTTATCTAAAGCTGAGAACACCTGGCGCCCCTAAACAGTTTGAAGTGCGACTGGAGCCTGTGGTAGATCCCTACACGGAAGTCCGCACCTTGAAAATCAAGGGATACTGCTATCTAGACCCTGGCGCCGATGCAAGAACTCTAAACACAGAGCGAACCGGTAACGATAACCTCACTGTTTATTTCAACGGTGTCCGCCGCGAGCCCAATGACAAAGATTACCCCCCGTTTAACAAAAATCCGCGTGATGTTAGCGAGTTTGACCTGTTCAACTACGACGCCTACTCCACCTCGTCATTCGCGTTTGACAACGGTCCCGAAATCCAAATCACCGCCGTCAACGAACAGGTACTAGAAGAGTGGGATAGCTCCAACAACGCCAACTACGACAAGATTTATCGCGGCCTATCCAACTTTGCCTTGCACGTCGTCTCCGGCGCTGGCACGCGAGATCTGCGTAGCGTGAGCGTTTGGGTCAATCAAGGCAAGCAGGTTTGCACGCTAAACGAAGATGGCACCTACACGTCAGACAAACCCGAATCCAGCTCGTTTGCGCCTGAAATTTTTTTAGACACGGTACTGGACAAGGATAACGGCATCGGCGAATACGCCAAGATCCATGCGGTCGATGTGCAGCAGCTCGGGTTAAGCAAACGCTTCTGTCGTGAAAACCGCCTTTACATGGATGGCGTCATCGCTGACCAGCGTTCATGGCGGCAATTTTGGAGCGAGGTCGCACCGTTCAGCCTGCTGGAACTCGGCAAGATCGGCGGACGCGACACGCTGGTGCCAGCATTGCCGTATAACGAAGATACGGGGCAAATTCGTGATACTGACGCTGTTCCAATCAGCGCCCTATTCAACCAAGGCAATATCCTCGAAGGCAGCCTCAAGGAAGAGTTCATCGACTATGGCGCCAGCACTCAAGATGTGATTGTGACGGTGCTTTACCGCGACGTAGAGCGTAACGGCCTGTTCCCACGCAACAACAGCGTTGAGATCAGGCTCACTAGCACCGGGGAAAGTGATGCCATCCGCGAAACCATCGACGCCTCGCAGTTTGTCACCCGCCGCGACCAGGCGATCAAACTCGGCAAGTTCCTGTGCAACACCCGCCGCCACAGCCGCCGCGCCATCGAGTTTCAGACCTTCCCGACGGACACCTTCGTCGCTCCCGGCGCCTACATCTACGTCGAAACCACTAACAGCGAATGGGAACACATCTACACAGGACGGATTGAGGCCGGTGGTGTACTAAATCTGCCTGTCGCTAGCACCGTGCCCGACCGCAACGACTACAACGTCCTGACCTATACGGGCGATGGTTCTGCGGTTAAGGACTTTAAAGACATTACCGTCGACAACAATACAGCCACCCAACTGGAATCTTGCGTCGGCGACCTGTTTGTGTTAGGGCTCTCGATCCGAAACAAGCGGGTGTTCCGCGTTACTGAAGTTAACATGGAGGAAGAAGGCGAAACCACGGTCCGCGCTGTCGAGCATCCCTGCAACGAGGATGGCTTGTCTTTTATTGCGCAAGGTATCGACGAGACTGTCGCCGACCTATTTACGATTGACGGCAGTGCGGAGTAGACTGCAAGAAATCTCCATTGGACTGCGATTGTGGCTTTTTTCACCGGACGTAGCGGCTCACTGGTATTTGACAGTAAGCCAGTAGCCAAAATCCGTGACTGGTCACTGGAGACGACTGTAGAGCTGCTGTCTACTAATACCATTGACAGCGGCGTTAATACGTTTACCCCGGGCGTTAAAGGCGCAACTGGCAGTGCCACGTTGATGTACTACCGCTTGGAGTCAGGTGAAAGTGCGGCCTTTACGGAGTTCACAGCACTACTCAACAAGATCATGCAAACAGGCAATATTGAAACGGACGACCGCGTATTGCTGGAGCTAAACGTAGGTGGCGATGATGCTGACGACATTAAATTCAACGCTTACATCACCAGCGCACAAGTGTCAGTTAGCACTGGCGAATTAAGTGTAGTGCCGATCCAGTTCACGATGGATGGGGACTTTACTGAAGTCGTAATCTAATGGCAGTCTTTCTTGGCAGTCACGGTAATGTCCGACTACGGCGAGGTTTGCGGACGCCATACGCGCCGCTAGAGGATCAAATTAGCCCTGATGACGTAAACACCACGCTCAATCGGCTTGGTTTTGATAGCTCAGTAGACAACTTAATAACAGGCGACCGCATTGACATCAGTACCGATGACGCCCGTGGCCTGGTGTGCTTTGATGCGTCTTCATGGTCATCAGCCGCTGTGGAGCCTTCGATCTCGGCGTATGTGCATGTTAACGCTGTAGGTGGATTGCGCTTCTTTTATCAGTTTGAAAACGCCATTAACAATAACCGCGCCGCAGAACTGACGCTAACTGCGTTTGCAGAGCCTGCATTACCCATCACTGTAAAAGTACGCGACGTAGCAGAGAACGTACTCGGTAACGTTACGGGCTATACATTAAACACAGACCGTGAAACCATCGACGCAACTAGCCTTAGCGACAAGTTTCGTAAACAGTATTCAGCCGGCATTATTAGCGGCAGTGGCTCTATCGACTGCTTGTTTGACTACACGTCTACCGGCATCAAGGAAGCGCCGTTGTTGATGCTACAGCTCATCCATCGTGTTGACATCGGCAGTGAGTTTGACTTGGCGCTGTATTTAACCGACAAGGAACTAAACCCGTCTCTTAATAATGTCTACTATGAAATGCAAGCAATGGTCACGCAAACCGGCGTAACCGTTGACAGCGGAGATATTATTCGTTGTACAATAGACTTTGTAACAACGGGCGAAATCCGTCTGTTGATTGGCGAGCCTGCTGGTTACGTCCTGAAGGAAGACGATGACCGCATCGAGATCGAGCAGTCCCTCGACTTCCTGCTTCAGGAAACCGAGGACTAAGCTGTCCATAGCACGGAGTTGAATTTTGGCTGACC